TGGCCAAACGGCGCCAGTCTGCGTATGCGCTATGTAGAAAGGGACGCAGATGCCACACGCTATCAAGGTCACCAATATACCTGGATCGGCTGGGACGAACTCACTCAGTGGCCCTCCGACTACGGATATCGCTTCCTGCGCGCGAGACTTCGTTCGGCTCATGGAGTCCCTACCAAAAGGATCAGAGCTGCGGCTAACCCTGGAGGCGTCGGACATCACTGGGTCAAGGCATATTTCGTGGACCCCCACCCTGGAGGCTACGTTCCCGTCTTCGATCCCATCACAAAGTCAAAAAGAATGTTTGTCCCCGCTAAATTACGAGATAATCAGATCTTACTTTCCGCCGACCCGACCTACGGAGACCGATTACGCGGACTCGCATCGGACGCTATGGTGCGAGCGTGGCTCGAAGGAGACTGGACAGTAGTCGAGGGCGCCTATTTCGACTGTTGGCGCTATGACCTCCATGTTTTAGAACCCTTTGACATCCCGCGCGAGTGGCCGCGCTTCCGCGCTATGGATTGGGGATCGAGTCGACCGTTTTCGGTGGGCTGGTGGGCCATTGTGACAGATGATTACTGGGCTCCTAATCAGAGAACTGAGAAAAAAACTCGATTGGTCCCCCGTGGGGCGCTGGTGCGCTGTCGAGAGTGGTATGGAATGACCTCTGCGTTCAACGTAGGGCTGAAATTGACCGCTGAACAGGTCGCTGAGGGCATTAAAAAGCGCGAAAAAGAGGCAAAAGATCCTCAAATGCGGTATGCGGTGCTCGATCCGGCCTGTTTCAAGGAAGACGGCGGCCCATCGATCGCTGAACGCATAAATAAGGTGCTTTTAACCGCTCGGTTAAAGCCGTTCCACGCGGCGGATAACGCTCGGGTTCCGCAGCGTGGTTCAATGGGGGGCTGGGATCAACTGCGAGCGCGCTTAGTTGGGCATGATGGTCTACCAATGATCTACTGCCTCAGCACGCACGCAGCGTCCATACGGACAATCCCAGCCCTCCAACACGACCCCGCTCGAATGGAGGACGTAAACACAGAGTCCGAGGATCACGCGGCGGACGAGTGGCGCTACGCGTGTATGTCGAGGCCCTACACACCCAAAGTCGAGAAAATCTCGACCGCGGCCAAGGTGGGCTATGTTCAGCGGACTGTCAAGGCTCCTGGAGATTGGGTGGTTTACTGATGATTCCGTTTATACCAGAGGGTCAAACTGAGGGCAATCCAGAGGTGGTCGCGCTTCTGGAGCGCTGGCTCGCGCGGGCAAAGCTCGGGCAGTTGAACTATGTCGCGGTCGCGGCCTGTGAGGGCCCGGTTCACGTCTACTCTGACCACGCCGGGCTCGAGGGGATGGAATTTGCCTGTAATTTCGGCTGTGACATGGTCAAGAGTCAGTTGCTAAATCGCAAGGTCAACAAAGACCCTCCGGCCCAGAAGGCCAATGTCCCCGCGGATCGTTGGATCTGGCTGGCCACCAAGGCCCCGGCGTGTTTCGACTTCTTTGCTTGGCTAATCATGGCCGAAATGACTCGAATGCGCGAAAAAGCGCCCGCGCCGCTCAAAATAGGCTTCTATTTCGGTCAAGATGGCGACACTGAGCGCACATTACAGACTGCGCAGCGCCGTGCGATGTACCAGAACGTCATTCGGCCCGCGCTCGCGTTTGTAGACGCTGTTGAGGACCCCACGTGCCTCGAACACGGCAGAATTATGGAAAGATACACCTTCATCGACATCGTAAAGGCCTGTCGACTGGGCGAGGACGTGCCGCTGTTGATCCCCACCGCTAAAGCGAAGGCGGCTGTCAAAAAAGAGCTTTCCGCCGACGGACAGTCTCCAGTGACCATCACTTTACGCGAGGCAGCCTACTCCTCACATCGCAACTCTAACATGGCTGAGTGGTTGCGCTTCGCAGAGTATCTCACGGCGCAGGGCGAGCGCGTGCTGTTCGTGCGCGATACGAAGTTCGCTATGGACCCGATCGAGGGCTTTAGGACTTGCCCAGCAGCGTCGATCGACATAGACGTACGCTTAGCGCTGTATGAGAGTGCCAAAGCCAACCTTTTCGTCTCTAACGGACCTTGGTCCCTGGCACTGTTCGGCAGCCGCCCGTGGCTGTGCTTCAATGCAATCGACGCTATGGACCCCTATCCGCCCAACACTAATCAGTGGTGGGTGAACTTCCACGGGATAGGCATAGGGGAACAGTTTCCGTGGTCGCGCCCGGATCAGCGGATCGTTTGGCTGAAGGATACCTTCGTGGATATGTGTGCAGCGTGGGAAAATCTCGAGCCGATGCTGAAACTTAAGTACGAGCAAGCAGCTGAATAGGAGTTACCAATGACTATCTCCAACACTACCGAGACCGCCGTCCTCAAGCTGATCTTCCAGGCTATCGCCTGGGCCAACTATGCAGACAACGCCGCGTCTTCGCCGCAGACTGCGGTTGATAACGCCCTGCATGTCGCGGACCCAGCGGACGCCGGCAATCAGTCGACTTCGGAGACGACCTACACGTCGTATACGAGAGTAGCGGTGTCGCGGACGACTGGTGGCTGGACTGAGTCCTCAGGGACGATTGTTCCAGCAGCCAATATCGACTTCGCGGCTGGCACTGGTGGCGGTGGCTCTATCACGCACTGGTCAACTGGCAAGACTGGCGGCGGCACCTCCTCGATCTTGTGGTCTGGCACCGTGTCACCCTCGATCGCCGCCGGCTCGGGCGTCACGCCGAGGCTGACCACCGCCAGCACGATCACGCTCGATTAGGATAGCATGATGCGGCTGCCTACTGAACTTGTCGGGCTTGATGCTGTATCTTATAAGCAGCAAGTCCACAATATGTGTGCTGATCGAGACATCTGGCGTAGCCTTGTGTCTCTGGACATCAATAGCTTTCGTAATGCTTGTTATGAGCGGGCGCCGCACCTGCCTCAGCCGGAAAACGATCAGCAGGCACTCTACATCATGCACCTAGCGCGCACGCACATGCTGCACATCTCGCCACAGCAGAAGCGTTATTCTCAGCACTGGCTGCGCGAACGCGAGCCCAAGACGAAGATCGTTCCAGCGGTTGGCATCGCGGTAAAGGCCCGTAGTCTCGAGAGCTGGAGGCGCGCCGCGGACGTTCAGGTAGCGATGTCGGAGGCCGTTCTGTTGGCTGTCAAGGATGGCGTCGATATCGAGAGTGAGGTTCCTGAGGTTCATCGTCGGATGAAGCTTGCTAGAGCTAAGATAGTGCGTTAATGGCTACTCGACTCTATCTTTCGAACGGAACTGCTCCGGTCACGCCGTCGGGCTGGACTACCGGCTGGAATGTCGGCGGCACTACCCTCACGCGCTATGCGACCACCGGCAAGTGGACCGACGCTGCTTCCGGAAACAACACCGGCGACAGCGGCACTGGCACCTCGGGGACGTTCAGGCCGCTTGCAAGGTTTGTCAGCGACCCGCTGCTCACTAGTCAGTCAATCGCCGGCACGATCAAGGGCGTCGTCCGTTGTAACGAAGCCAACGCCGCCGACAATTACACGTTAGCGATCGCGGTCCAGGTCATTCAGGCTGACGGCTCCAACCGCGGCACGCTGCTCTCACCGGCCGCCAGCGACGACACTTCCGCCACGCCGCCAGAGATGGCGGTCGGCACCAACACCAACAGAAGGTTTAGAGACAGTTCGGAAAGTGCGTCGATCACGCTGACGAACGTCGACGCGCAGGCCGGCGACATGCTCGTCATCGAGGTCGGCTTCCGTCAGGCATCAACCTCTACCGCCCAATGCACGATCAACTACGGCTCCCGATGGGTGACAGCCGACTGCGCGGAGGACGATACCAGCACAGACACCTCGACCACCGCCACCTGGGTCGAGTTCAGCCAAGACATCGTCTTGGTGCCGACCTTCCGCTCCTACTTTTCCACGCCGCTGGACAACGGGACCAACACTGCCGATCCGACGGCAGTCAGTCTAGACCAGCCCACGCTTATCGGGGCCGTGGCGGGCGACTTGGTACTGATGTACGGCCACCAGCGGGCTACGGGCGCCACGCCAGCAGTGAGCGTGACCGGCGGCCAGACCTGGACATCGGAGACTGTCCTCACTGGAACGCTCGTCTCGCCGCGACTGTTCTGGTGTGTATTCGACGGCACCTGGACTGCCAATCCGAGCGTCGATTTCTCTGCGGCCGTCTGCAACAGCGTCTACGCTTTAGTTTTCCGTCCTCCTAAGCCGGACTACACCTGGGCAGTCAACGTTGCGCAGGCTGAGACAGACGACGCGACCGGCCCCTTTACGCACGCCGGACAGACTACGACCGGCTCGGCTCCGACCGTATCGGTTGCGGCGTGGTTCTCTGCCGACGACAACACTTGGGGCACGCTTAGCGGTACCGGATGGGTGAAGCCGTCCCAGACCCCACAGGTCCGCAATACGTCGGGCTCGGATCAGAGCGCAACTTTCGCCTGGAAAATCAAGACCAGCGCAGGCGCGACCGGGAGTGTAGAACAGAGCCAGCTGACGCTAGGTGATGATGCTGCCGTCATCAGCATGATCAGCTTCAGCTCTACGGCGCCTGCCGCTACGACTGACACCGTTGGCACGCTTACAGGCGCTGGCGCCGCATCTGCGGTCGGTCAAACTCTCCACGGCCGGGCTGGCGCAGCGACAGGGGCTGGTGCGGCAGCCGCCGCGAGCATCGCCACCATAGCCCGCGCTGCCTCCGCGACGGGCGCCGGAGCAGCTGCTGGCGTAGGCGCAGCTACTGCATCAGTCACGGGTGCTGCGACAGGCACAGGCACAGCGGCGGGCGTTGGCGTTGCCCTGTACGAACGCGCTGGCAGCGCAGCAGGAGCGGGTGCAGCAGCTGCGGTTGGCGAGACAGTCGCCGGTGCGACTGAGATAGTCGGTAGCGCTACTGGCGCAGGTGCAGCAGCGGCTGCCGGTATTGCCATTACTGCCGTCGTCGGCAGCGCTACTGGCGCAGGCACTGCTTCCGCCGTAGGGGCAGCGACTGCGGCTGCAGTTGCGACTGCCACCGGCACCGGTACCGCTTCCGGCATTGGAGCCGCCACTGCTGCGTCAGCGGGTTCTGCCACTGGTACTGGCACCGCTACAGCAGTCGGGACAGGTATCAATGCCAGGGTCGGTAGTGCAGCGGGAACCGGCGCTGCTTCCGCCGTAGGCACCGCTACTACGGCCGCAGCGGGCTCTGCCGCTGGCACTGGTACTGCCACGGCACTCAGCATCGCTATTACAGCGCGAAATGGCGCAGCTTCGGGCACCGGCACAGCCACTGCTGTCGGGGCGGCTACCGCAGCGAGCACAGGATCGGCGTCGGGCACTGGAGCCGCGGCCGCTGTTGGCACAGCGACAGCAGCTTCTATCGGTTCTGCTGCCGGTACTGGCACCGCCGCCGCGCAGTCTGCGGCCGGTACGACAGTCGGCGCAGCCAGCGGTACGGGCGCTGCAGCCGCAGTTGGCCAGACTATCAGGGACGTCGTCGGCTCTGCCACGGGCACTGGCACGGCGGCTGCAGTCAGCGAGGCTGTCGGCTCGGTCGGTAGTGCCTCTGGCACTGGAGCCGCGTCGGGCGTTATTCTATCGCTCCGCGACATGATCGGTGCTGCTACAGGCACCGGCGCGGCTAGTGCTGTTTCTCAGAGCGCATCCGAGTCTGTTGGCTCCGCTACTGGCACAGGCACGGCAAGCGCCCTTGGGACTTCGGTCGTAAGTACAGTTGGCGAAGCTTGGGGCGCCGGTGAGGCGCTAGCTCGAGGCGCAGCAACTATCGAGACAGTTGGTACTGCAGCAGGCACGGGCGCGGCCACGGGTATCTTGTTTGTCAACATAGCGCAGGCAATTGGTACTGCCGTTGGCACTGGTGCCGCGAATGCTGCTAGTGAGAGAGCACCGCCAGTTTTCTATGACTTCCCGATCGGAAGAAGACTCGCTGCGGACTACGGTATCAGAGGCTCTAAGCTCGGCATTGGGCGTAGGCGTGTGATAGGACGACGCTGATGGCTTATGAAGTAGACAGGCGAGAGTTCGTGAGCGGCGCAACTGCCGCGCTCGCATCTTCAATGTTTGGCAAAAAGCCTGTGTTGCCCCAGGACGAAAAGGGCGATGAGGACGAAAGAAAGTACTGGCCTCTTTCGAGGTGCATCGAGGCCTATGAGGACTATCTCGCCAACAAGCAAGAGGAAATTACTGAGCAAAAGAACGCTCGACAGTACCGGCACGGAGCCCAGTGGACTACGCAGCAGGTGGAGGTGTTTAACCTCCGTAAACAGCCTGTGGTGACCTATAATCGGATCTCGCGCAAGATCGACTCGATTATAGGGCTCATGGAGAAGCTCAAGCAAGATCCGAAGGGCTACCCGACTAATCCGCGCACGACTGACGAGACCGCGGCCGAGCTAGCGACGCACGCGGTGCGCTATGTTGTCAATGCCGAGCTACGGGAAAGCCGTTTCCCGTTCGCTATTGAGAATGGAGCCGTTGATGGCCTCGGTGGCATCGAAATGGTGCTAGTCAAGGGCGACAAGGGCGATGTAGACATTGGCTTCGCTCATGTCCAGACAGACAGTTTCTTCTACGATCCGCGCTCGTTCGAGCACGATTTCGATGATGCTCGGTACATGGGGCTCGGGAAGTGGCTCGATATCGAAGATGCGCAGGATCTCGCACCGGATATGGCTGAGGAGATTAAGTCCTCGATCTCGCGCGGCACGGGTCTAACCTCTGACCCTGACCGTGAACGGAGGTTCTTCGATGTCGATCCTAGGCACAAGCGCATCAGAGTCGTCGAGATTTGGTACAAGCACAAGGGCGGATGGTGCTGGGCTCTATTCACCGGCGCGCACAAGCTCCGCGAGGGCAAGTCATACTTTTTCAATGAAAAGGGCGAGCCTATTTGTAAGTTCATCATGTTCTCCTCCTTTGTCGATCACGACGGAGACCGCTATGGTTTTGTCCGCAACTTGCGATCTTCTCAGGACGAGATAAATCAGCGCCGCTCGAAGGGCCTGCATGAATTGATGTCGAGGCGGATCAAGGCCGAGGACGGGGCCTTCACCGATGTCGAGCTGGCTCGTCGTGAGGCGGTCAAGCCCGACGGCGTTGTGATCTACAACAAGGGCTTCGAGATGGAGTTCGATGATGCGGCGAGGATCGCCAACATCGAGGGTCAGTTAAAATTCCTAGAGGACGCAAAGAATGAGATCGAGAACTTCGGACCCAACCCCGCCCTTATTGGGCAAGGACTCGAGTACAAGTCCGGTCGAGCCATCAATCTGCTACAGCAGGCAGGGATCGCCGAGCTTGGACCCTTCGTTATCGCTATTAAGAACTGGAAACTCCGTATCTATCGGGCTATTTGGGCCGCTGTCCAGCGTTATTGGACAGGAGAGCGATGGATTAGGGTCACTGATGTGGAGGGCGTCGAGCAAACGGTGGCCCTGAATGGGGTCGGAATAGACCCATATACGGGCTTTCCGAGGATGATAAACGTCGTAGGCCAACTAGATGTCAACTTTACCCTCGATGAGGGGCCGGACGAGATCAATATGATGGCGGATGCCTACGATACGCTCGTGGCACTGACCGCGCAGGGCGCGAATATACCTCCACAGATCCTTCTGGAACTGTCTCCGCTCCAAGCGAGCGTGAAACGGAAGCTTTTGGCCATTCTGAACAAGCCTGATCCGATGCAGGAACAGGCTAAACAGGTCGCACTCCAGGGCGAGGGCGCGAAAGTCGAGGAAACCAAGTCCAAAACTCAGTTGAATTTGGCGAAAGCCCAAGAAACCATGCAGGGCGACCCAGGGGCGCTGCAAGAAAAGCAGATGGACATGCAAATGAAGCGCGAAGAGCACGGATTGAAGCAGCAAGAGCTTGCTGCCAAGGTCCAAGCCCAGCGCGAAACGTCCCAAATCAAGATAAATAGTGAATTCGCCAAGTTACAGAGCAATCAGATGAAGTCTCAACAAGACCTTCGGGCTAATGAGATGAAAAATCAAATGTCTCTGCGTCAGAGTGAGGAACAGCATCAACAGAAACTGCGTCAACAGCCCGCCGACGCGGGTAAGGGAGTGTAAGATGTCTATAGGGTTCATTTTCTGGCTACTCATGATCCTGTCACTGATCTTCTGGGGATGGGGTCGGCCTTGGGAAGGCGATCGGCACATAGGAGGGATGACCTTCCTAGTGTTCATTCTGTTCTTCCTGCTCGGGTGGAAAGTGTTTGGGTTCGCTATACACGCGTGACGTAGATGCCTGCTAAGCTAAAGGACCTAGAGGCGCCAACGTGGACTGACTTCTTAGCTCAGTACGGCAGGGCTATAGGTCGAGCTCAGAAAGTTCCTGGGAGGTTTGCGATCGAGGCGGGCAAGAGTATGATACAGACTATCGAGGACGCTAAACGAGAGGCCATATCGGCCGCCTTTGGTGGGGACTTTGATCCGAAGCCGATACTGGAGTTGGGTATGATGCCTATGGGAGGGACAGCAGTGAGTGCGCCGAAGGGCGCTTTAGGCGCTGGACCTTATATCCCTAATATGGCGTCAAAGAAGCCTGTTATGGGGGAAGTAAAGGGACAGATATCTGGTACTGCGAGCGGGTTCGAACCGCTACCAAAAAAGATTGATCCGTCTATCGCTAAAGCTCTGGAGGGAGTTCCGCCTCCTATCTCCACCAGTCCTACTTTTGGTGGTGGACCTGGATCTTGGCTTAAGGGACTCAGTCCTCAAGAAAAGGCCGATCTCGGTAAACTGCTT